GAAGGTAATTTAGGAAACTCATACGAAACTTTTTTAACAGTTGCAGAACCAACTGCTGATAGAACAATAACATTACCAAATCAATCGGGTACGGTTGCAATGGACGGTGACGCTTTAGCGTACGGAATAGTATTCGGGGGATAGTAAATGGCTAGTACATTTAAAAATGCAGGACTTGATGTTGGTGTTTTAGATAACTCAACAGGTAATATGTACACAGCAGGTGGTTCTGTTTACGCAGTTGTTCATGCAGTTTATATTTCTAATAATCACACAACAAATTCAGCCAAAGTAAATGTTAAAGTTACAACAGATGGTGGTTCAACTTTTTTCCATGTAGGAAAACACTTAGAAGTGCCGGCTAGTAATACTTTAGTTTTAGATAAACCTATAAATTTAGAACCAAGTGATATTTTAAGAATTTATGCTGACCCTAATCCAGATAGTTCGTCTGTAGATGTCGAAGCTTATGCTAGTATATTGGAGATTAGTTAATGGCAACTTTAGGATATTTAGCACCACATAGCACACAAAGTACAGAGGGTTTACATGCTCTTAGAAGAACAGCTGAGGGTCTTTTATATTATACTAAGATAAATAAAGATGGTGGTGATAGTGTAGATTTTGAAGGTGGTTCTCCTACAGACAAAAGAGTAGATATTCAATTACCTACAACTGGCAGTTATGTTGATGAAAATTTAGAATTTCAATCTATACAATATTTTACAGGTGATGGTTCAACATCAACTTTTACATTAACAACACCAGTATTAGATAATACCAGAATTGCAGTTTATGTAAATGGTGTACAACAAAATTTAACAGAGGTTTGGTCATTTGCTTCAAATGTAGTTACTTTTGTAATTGCACCTTTTAGCAGTGCTCAAATAGCTATTGGTTATATTAATAAAAAATATAAAAATAACACAAACGACTTTTATCATCAATACAGATTTGAGGACGGTGACGCAACTTATTTTATAGATGATGATGGTTATTTTGTAAAAAGGGAAAATAGAAGTAGAGGGGCAACGGCCTTGACAAGTGATGATTTCACTACAGCAGAGGGTAGTACATATCCTGTTGTAACAACAACTTGGCAATCAGCGTCCTAACTTGTATAAATAGTAGTATTACAAAGGTAAAACATGGCAGATTTTAAACTAGGAAGAATTAAATTTAAATGGAGAGGAAATTGGGCTACATCCACTTCCTACTTAATTGATGATGTCGTAAAATATGGCGGTAATTCATATGTTGCTATAAAAAATCATACATCTCCTAATAACGAAAACATATTTTATACAAGTCCAGAAACCTATACAAATTTATGGTCTCTTCAAGGAGAGTCATTGTTTTTCAAAGGTACATATGGCAATTCTACATGGTATAAATTAAACGATTTAGTTAAATACGGACAAAGACAATATCGTTGTACAACTGCTCACACATCTTCATCAACAGTTTTAGACACATCAAAATTTGAATTATACCTTGAGGCATTAGATTACAAAGGTAACTATGCAGTATCAACTTATTATAAAGTAAATGATGTTGTAAAATATGGTGGTGCTCAATATAAATGTACAACTGCTCACACTTCTTCAGGTAGTGCAGGTGCATTTGATGAAACTAAATTTACAGAATTCACAGAGGGTTTACAATTTGAAGACTCTTATAATGCTAGTACAGTTTATCAAGACGGTGATGTTGTAACTCACGGAGGCTATGCTTATGTAGCTACAACAGAGGTAACAGGTGTTACACCAGTTGCTTCAGCTTCACAATGGGATACATTAGCACCAGGTTTTAATTCAAGAGGTACATGGTCAACAGGTAACACTTATGATACTGGTGATACAGTAGAGTTTAGTGGTTGGACTTACGCATGTAAACTTGATACACCTAGCACAGGATTAACTTATTATCCAGGAAATACTACTTATTGGGATGTATTAGGAGAAGGATTTAAATATCAAGGTGATTGGTCAGGAGCTACAACATACTATAAAGGTGATGTAGTAAACCATTCATCAAGTTCATATGTTGCAGTAGCACACAGTTTTACAACCACAACACCAGGTACAGACGCAAGTAAATGGAAACTTTTAGCACAAGGTGATAGTGGTGCAGTAATGACCACAAGAGGTGATATTATTGTTAGGGACGCAACTCAAACAACAAGATTGCCAATAGGTGTTCCAGGTTCTTATTTAACAACAGACGGTACGGATGTTTCATGGTCAAATGCTGAAGGTGCTAATGTTAAGTATGTTGCAAATTCAGGTTCAGATTCAAATGTAGGTACACAAGCATTACCTTATAAAACAATTAATTATGCATTATCACAGGCAACTTCAGGTGATATTTTAGAAATTACAAGTATAGCCGGTGGTACAGGTGGTGTTCCAGGGACTTATAATGTTTCTCAATCATCAACGGATGGTTCAGGTATAGGATTTACTGCTAGAGTTGTAACAGATGGTTCATCTACACCAACAGTAACAATTACAAGTGGTGGTTCAGGACACGCAGCTGGTGATACAATTACCGTTACAGGTGCTCAATTAACAACAGACAGTTCAACAGTAGTTAATTTAACTTTTGATGTTGTTTCTGCTTCAGTTGGTGATGTTATATACATTAAAAACGGAGTTTACAGAGAAAATTTACCATTAAAAGTTCCGTCAGGTGTTACAGTTCAAGGTGAATCTTTAAGAGGAACCGAAGTTAGACCTAATACAGGCACAGGTTCTCAAATTAAAACAGTTTCAATTGCCGGTAATATTTCAGGTGCTACAGACGGTACATACTCAATTAAAAAAGCAACAACATCTACAGGTTCGGGTGCTGGTGCATATGTTAGTATTACTGTAGCAAGTAATGTCGTATCAGCCGTTACAATTCATAACGGTGGTTATGGATTTGCAGTAGGCAATCAAGTTACATTAGCAACAGGTGTTATAGGTTGTGGAGGTTCAGGTACTTTAACATTACAAGTTGCTTCGTTAGAAAATAATAACGCAAGTGATATGTGGTTGTTAAACAATACAACTAACCTTGTACAAATGTCTATGAAAGGTTTAACAGGAACAACAAGTGCTACTATAGGCGCTCCTGCCGTAACTGCTTTAGACCCCGAGGGTTCTATTACAACTTCTTCGCCTTATGTTCAAAACTGTTCTTCGGTAAATGCTGGCGCTACAGGTATTAGAATTGATGGTAACATACACTCAGCTGGTAATAAATCTATTCTTGCAAATGACTTTACACAAATTAATTCAGATGGTATAGGTGTTCATTGTTTAGCAGGCGGTCGTGGTGAGATGGTTTCTGTCTTTACATACTATTGTTCTAAATCATTCTATGCACACTCTGGTGGTTTTATTAGAGGATTAAATTGTTCATCAGCATATGGCGAAAAAGGTGCTGTTGCTGAAGGCACATTATCAACAGAGGTTCCTGTATCAGTAATTTCTCGTGGTGAGATGTTAAAATATGCAGCTGCTGGATTTATTGCAGCCGCTACAGAAAGTGATGTTGCAGATACTTTAACTACTTCAGGTACACCTACAGCTGCGACTATTGTAGGTGTTACTTCAGGTGCTACTGCTACAATTATAAGAGTAAATGTATCATTAGATTTTATTCATATTACAGGTAGAAGTGGTAACTTTACACAAGGTGAAGTTTGTACAATAACAAAAGATAATAGTTCAACATTTCAATTAACACTTGACGCTTCTCACGGAGATAGTTCAGCTGCTCAAACAGGTCAACAAGGTGCCTTAATTGCAGTCGATTCAACAGACACTACATTAGCGTCAGCTACAGCAATAAAAGTTGGTGCGAATGTTCAGTTTGCAGGTGATTCAACTTATTACAGAGTATCTGCTGTATCTGAAACAAATACAACTAATAAAACAGCTTTAATTAGATTGACAGCAAGTGTTACTTCAGGTAATGCAGTTGCAGATAACACAGCAACTACTGTAACAACAAACTTTTCAAATGTACGATTAACAGGACATGACTTCTTGGACATTGGTACTGGTGATTTTACTACAACAAATTATCCAGGTGGTCCATCACAAGCTGCTGACCAATCAGACGAAGTAGATGAAGTTACAGGTGGTCGTGTTTACTTTACATCAACTGACCAACAAGGTGACTTTAGAATTGGTGACTTGTTTAGAATTGAACAGGCAACTGGTGTTGCAACACTAAACGCAGACGCATTTGACCTTTCTGGTCTATCAGAATTACAACTAGGTTCTATTGGTGCTCAATTAGGTGCAACAATTAATGAATTTAGTACAGACGAAACTTTAGCTAATGATAGTAATACTGCTGTGCCAACTGAAAGAGCAATAGTAGGTTACACTCAAAGAGACCAAATGGGTACAGGTCATTTAGTACCACCTACTGGTACAACTGCCGAAAGACCGACAGGCGGCAATTTAAAAACTGGTGGTTTAAGATATAACTCATCACTTGTTACATGGGAAGGCTATAATGGTTCAGCATGGACTGGTTTAGGTGGTGGTAATCCTTGGGCTACAACTACTTCGGACATTACAGTAGCTGCTAACGATAGATATTTTGTCGATACATCTGGCGGAACAAAAACAATTACATTACCTGCTGCTCCTCAAACAGGTGACCAAGTGTCATTCATAGATGTTGCAGGTACTTTTGACACAAACGCTTTAACAATAAATCCAAATGGGTTAAAAATTATGGGAAGTACAACAAACTTAGATATTGCGACAGAAAATGCTGGTATTCAATTAGCATATTCTGGTGCAACAAATGGGTGGAGATTAGTACAAAACTTCTAGTAAATTCTAGTAAAGGATAAATAAAAATATGAGTAATATAGAAGATTTTACAGGTAAAAATAGACGATTTACAGGTACATTAGGTATAGATGTTACCGCAGGTACAACTGGTCAAAGAGCTACAACTTTTGGTTCAGGTACTTTAAGATTTAATTCAACAACAAATCTTTTAGAGTATTACACAGGTACAGATTGGAAGTCTATTGACTCTCCTCCGCTAATTACAAATTTTACACTTGATGGTGGTTCGTCTGTAACAACAGCAGCCGTTGATAACGAGGCTAGTGGTGATTTAACATTGGTTATTGCTGGTTCTTTATTTGATACAACAGGTGCAACTGTAACATTAGTTGGTACTAGTGAAACTTTATCTACACAATCACTTACTAGAAATAGTGCAAACCAATTGACTGCTACTTTTACAAGAACACAAATAGATGGTTCTAATTCACCTTACACACTTAAAGTTACAAACGGTTCAGGTTTAGCTGCAAGTTTAGCAGACGCTATTACTAACGACACAGGTGCTCCAGCATGGTACAACTCAGCTGATACAAACGCAGATATTTTTGATAGCGGCAGAGGTTCAGTTTCTATTGCTGCTGACAACGGATTTCATGGAGCTTCAAACGCAACAGCAGGAACATGGTCAGTATCTTCAGGTTCTTTACCATCAGGTTTATCAATGAGTGCTTCAACAGGAGCAATTACAGGTTCAACAGACGCCGTTGGTTCAGATTCCGTTTCAACATTTACTGTACAAGTAACTGGTGATGAATTAGCAGGCACAAGACAATTTACAATCACTAGAAAAGCACCACAAAGGTCAACATACACATCAGGTTCAGGTCAATATTCAGTACCGTCAGGACTTACAGCTGTTGACGCTCTTGTCATTGCTTCAGGAGGACCTGGAGGTTCTCGTTCAGGTGGAGGCGGAGGTGCCGCTGGTATGATTGAAAGAGCAGGATTTACTGTTACACCAGGAGCACAAGTTTCTTATTCAGTAGGTGGACAAGGTCCACAACCATCAAATGGTACAGCGCCTACAAGAGGTTCAAACTCAACATTTGGTACACTTACAGCATTAGCTGGTGGTGCAGGTCAAATGGACACAACAGGTCAAATTAATGGTGGTTCAGGTGGTGGAAGACACTATGACCAATCACCAACAGGACAAGGTCAACAACCAGGTCAACCAGGAGATTCAGGTAATTACGGACACGGAAATCCAGGTGGTGTAGGTGCAGGAGCTCCTTATCACGCAGGTGGCGGAGGCGGAGGTGCCGGCAGTACAGGCGGTAATGCTTCTAACGCACAACAAGGAAACGGTGGTCAAGGTCGTGCTTCAAATTATTCAGGTTCATCTGTAACTTACGCAGGTGGCGGAGGTGCAGGCGGACATCCAAACGCAGGACCAGGTGGTTCAGCAGGACCAGGCGGTGCAGGAAGTAGTAATCCAGGTGGTAATCAATCAGGTAATAACGCCTCAGGTAACAGAGGTTCAGGTGGCGGCGGTGCTTTCCAAGCGTCATCTGGCGGTAGAGGTGGTTCAGGTATTATTATTGTAAAATATTAAATTAATTAAGCGAGGTTGTAATGATTATAGATAACGAAGACGGTGCTAACGCACATAAAAAAATCCAAGACGAATTGTTTGACTACGGCTCTATCACAGATAGAGATAAAAAAGTAGTTGAAGAGCTTTTAAAATATGTTGATGGAGGATTACATGATGAAATTAAAGAAAAGTTTGAGATACAAACTAGACCAGTTTATGATGTAAAAAAACATCCTATGTGGAAAATTTGTGAAGATAATAATATACCTTTATCTTTACAAGGTTTTAATTACTCTTTAGAAGTGGGTTCAACAAGATATCCTCTCTATGCAATATGTGAAGATTTTAGAAAACTAGAAAAACTATATGAAGCGATTGTTAGAGATACAACAGATAAACTAAAACAGTTAAACTCTGGGATTAACACCTAATACTTTTCTATTATCGTAAATATTATTAAATTCTCCATTTTTTTCATTGTAGTGTAGAAAAACTTGAGCGTGATTTTTACCTTTAAAAGGTTCACGCCAATGTTCTATGTCACAACCTCTATAAACTATAATAGAACCAGGACTTAAATCAAGGCCTATTTCTTCACCATTTTGTTTTTTTACAAACATAGGCCAATTTTCTTCACTATCATAACCTAAACAAAGTGTTGCCGATATTTCACATGCGTCCCTATCTAAATGTCTTTTTAATTCTGTATTTGTAGTATATAATCTATGATAAGAATAAGTCGGTACTAAATCAATACCTGATATATTACTCATTTTCTCACAAGTTAAATTTAATAATGTATCAAAAAATGGGTCACCGTATTTACTAAAATCTCCTGGTGCTTGAGGGTCATCAAATTTACCATCTATTTCTTTATGATAATATTTGTTTTGATGTACATATTTGTAATCAACTGCTAGTGCTTGGTTTTTTACATAATGGTATAATAAAAATGCAGTATCTTTATCTATAAAATTTTCAGATACAACATACTTTTCTTTTTTAAAATGTTCTACAGTATCAATCATCTAAACGGTCTCCCTAAACACCAAACTACTAAACTATATCTTGTTCCTTTTGTAACAGGAGTTACACAATGAGGTGTATAACTTGGAAAAACTATCATTGAACCTTTTGGTGTAATCTCATTACATACATGATATTGTTTATCTGTATGTTCTCCATAGTCAAACTTTAACAAACCACCCTCATAATCTGAACTATCACTTAAATTTATTGTTACAGATAATTTTCTTACTTTACCTACTTGTTCGTGTACGGTTGTGTAACCGTTAGGTGTTGCGCCATTTTTTCTTGGTTCAGCGTTTGATACTCCTGGTATATATCTTTTATAAATGGCTGGCCAATCACCACTACCATCTCTATGCCAACCATAAAATCCTCCAGGAGAGTTATATTTTGTGAATTGTATATCTTCATGGCAATCTATGTCATAATTCCAACCAGCTAGTTTGTTTGCTTCTAATACTTTAGGAATAATTAAATCATATAACCATTCTTCATTTAACCAACAAACATCACTATCTCTAACATAAGTATTTTCTTTTGTTAGATTTTTAGATTTTAATTGAGATATTGTTAAATCTTTTTGTGATACTCTACTATCACTACTTTTTTGGTCTTCACCCATTGTATGAGCTGATACCATTTTTTTAGAATTGCCTAATTCTATAATTTTTTTACATTCTTCATTAGACAAAAGACTGCTAAAATACCAATACGAGTTATAATTATCCATCACATTTTCACCTTATAAATACTATTATATTTATAAAGGATATAATATGTTAGATATTAAAGAATTGACAATGAAACATCACAAAGACGCTGAAAGGCAAGACTTTGTAAAAATATTAATGTCTGGTGAAATTGACCATAAACTGTATGCAACTTACTTATATAATCAAGCACAATGTTATTCAGCATTAGAAAAATATGGTTTACACAACTCTTTGTTTAGAGATACTCCAAACTTATTAAGAACGGAACATATACTGTATGATTATAGGTCATTATGGTCACAATTTGGAGCACCACCAAAAGTAACTCAAAGCACAAAAGATTATATTGAACATATAGAATCTATAAAAGACGAGGCAATGAAACTATATGCTCATGTATATGTTAGACACATGGGAGATTTATCTGGTGGTCAGATGATAATGAAAAGAACACCTGGTCC